AACCCGATTGAGGTAGCAAATGGAAGAGAGTAACAAATGGGAGAAGATCGCTCATCAATGGGAGCAATTCTCCAAAACAGAAGCCTATAAAGAGCTAATGGGTTACATTGACCTGCAAAAGGATGTAAATTCTACATTAGCTGCCGGGCCTATTGAGATATACAAAGAGGTGCCGACTGTTGACGGTAAAACAACTCAACAACTCGAGTTTGAGCCCGAGAAGCTGGCGTATCTTTTACAACGTAATGTGGGCCTCGATACAATCCGCCTTTACATTGAAGGTTTCAGTATCAAGTAATTTCTACAACATTGTAAGATGTACAGCGTAGGGGGGTTTTCGCCCCTGTCCCTCCTACACTCCCCTTAAAGGCGAAAAGATTTATAGACAAACTAATAGGAGTACACTAGAATGGAAGATTCCCTTACCGGAACTAACGATGCTAGCCTCGATCAAGAGCCTACTAGCGTTAACGAACCGGCGGATATCTCTAGCGATACTACCTCTCAAGCTCCAGTAGAGCAAGATGTAGTAGCTGAGCCCGCCCAAGAAAGCGAGCCAGCAGATAGCGGGCTAAGTAAATTCGCGAAGGCGCAAGGCTTTGATCTTGATAACGCTAGCGAGGATACGAAACGAGCCCTTAAAATTGCTCTGGACAATCAGCGCTCATTCCGTAGCGCAAAACAATTAGCAGACACCAGCGAACCTACTGACGACTTGCGCGCAGAGGTTGCTAACTTGAAGTACGAGCGACAAGTTGAGCGATTCTTTGGCGAGCAAGGACGTGACCGCAATCTCGAAGCGGTAATGTATGACATCGTTAAGGATAAGGCTGCTAAATACGGCGTAGAATATGCAAATAACCTACGACACGACCTCGACACTCTGTATGATTTAGCCGTGCTTAAGTCGAGCAAGAACACCTCAAATGTAGATCCGGAGCAAATCCGCCGAGAGGAAAGGGAGTCTATCAATCAACAACTCCAGCAGGGCGCACAAGCCCATGCTACTGATAATTCAGCGGACAATGAGTCTCTCGAGTACTTACTAGCCAACTACGATGGCTCTCCTGAGATGGCCGCTAAAATAGACAAATTAATAAACTAGGAGAAATATAACTCATGGCAAACCGAGTTACCCCAACAGTCGGCCAGGGCGCAAAAGACATCTCTGGCGGCGGGGCTTCAAAGGCCTTTATCCCGCAGATTCAACATTACCGGATCTGATTAAACTTTTTCTGAATATCTGGAACTGGACGAAAGGTGCCGGAACCAGAGGGAACTTTAAGTAACACAGGTTAAACAATCATTGGAGATATGATATGAAACGTATAAGTGTGAAATATTTAGCAGGGCTGATTGACGGCGAAGGCTGTATCGACTGGCAAAGAGGCTGGCGAGACAATGGAACGCGCCTATATATCCGCCCCCGATTAAGGATTACATTAACCGAACCAGGATTTGACCTACTGGAAAATTTGCACGCGAACTTCAAGGGAAACATAGAGATTAGAAAGCGATCTCTAAAGAACCCCAACTGGATGGAGGCCCGAAATTGGGTTGTCACCGGCAGTCGCGCTGTGATGGTGCTTAATCAGGTAAAAAATTCATTAATCATCAAGAAAGAGCAAGCTAAACTTGCAATCGCTTGGGAAAGATATATTAAGGGTGAGAGAGTATCTCAAGAAACCATAGATATCTTGGTCGAAGAAATGAAGCTAATGAAAAAAGACCCGCATCGACTAAGTGAAAAAGCAATGATTCGAACGAACGAGTCATTGAAGCGATAGTCAGAATACTTTTTAGTATTACGTGGAGCCCAGAAGTTGAGAAGAACTACACCAACAACTACGTGGTCTTCGACTTTATCGATAAGACAAACCTTGGTGAAGGCGTCCACATGGGCGACGTCGTTCACGTTCCTTTCATGAAGGAAATCACCGACAGCACCGCTACTAACACTACCGTTGAAAGCGCATCGGCTATCGACGCTGTTGACGTATCAACTGTTGATGTGTTGGTTGACCGCTACCTCCGCAAGGCAGTTGGTGTCCAGGACGTTGCTGCTACTCAAAGCAAATACGAGTACCGTGCACTTTACACTGAGCGCCTTGGTCGCTGGATCGCCCGCGCACACGACGAGGAAGCTATCAAGAAAGCTATCGCCGCATTTACAGCCGGTAAGATCGCCGCTAGCGGTGCAGATGGCCACTTGAGCTACAAAGACATCGTTGCTGCGATGGCTCAGCTTGACGCTAACAACATTCCAGAGGATGGTCGTGGTATCTTCCTTAACGGCTACGCACGTGCTGACCTCCGCAATATTCCTGAGTTTACCTCTTACAAGGAAACTGGCGAGGCTGGTCTCGTCAAGAACCGCGGCTACGTTGGCCACTTCTTCAACACTCCAGTGTTTGTCACCAATGCTTTGACAACTGATATGGCCGGCGGTAAGCGCACGAGCCAGGTCATTGTCATGCACAAGACGGCCCTTAAGGGTGTTGCCCAAATGGCTAAGACTGAAGGTGACCGCGACAAGCTCGCTGGTGTTGACTACGTTGTTGCATCGACCCTGTTTGGTGTCGGCGCAGTTCGCCCAGAAGCTGGTGTGATTATCGAGCGTAAAGTTACTAAGGAATAGTAACTAGACTTTAAGCCTCCTCCCAAGCGGAGGGGGCTTATTTTAAGACAAGGAGATAATGATGACAAAATGGGTGAACAACAGCGCATGGAACGCGTTACTAGCAAAAATAAATACTGCAAATAAGGTGTTAATCCTCCCGTTTTATACGAACGACTACAATACAGCTAATAGCCAAAAACTCGGCGAGGGCTCATACTCTACGTCGTCGCAAACATTCCCGACGGCTGGCGAGCGGGTAGTTACCCTTAACCCGGCGAACAATCTTAGTGTTACAAAGACCGGTACAGCTACTCATGTTGCGTATGTAAACGGCACTGAAATGTTGTTTGTAACTGACATCGCAGGGCAATCAGTAACCCAAGGTGGTACGGCCAACCTTACCGGCGTACAACTGAAAGCAGAGGATATTTAGTATGAATGGGAGTCTTGCGTCTACGACATTAAAGGCCACGCTCCCGGCCGGCCAAAAGACTATAGAAATCGATCCGACCGACTTTGTGAGCTTCGGCCAGGCTGACTACTTCGGATACTATATAACCTTAGCCCCCGCGGATAAATTCCCTACACTCGCTAATTGCGAGATAGTATATGTATCTCGTCATGATGGTAATACACTTATTGTTGAGCGAGGTATGCGAGGAACGGCCTCAAAAACGTTTCCGCCCGGGTCTCTCCTATATCGTGGAATATACCGCGAGAACGGCGCAAATGTCGGTGATATATTCATGACTATGAAGGCGTATCCGTCTCCCGGGAGGCTGTTTATGGACGGGTCGGGAGACTACCGCAACGACCAGTACCCGATACTATCTGCCCTAGTCGAGCAATACCTGTACTACGGAGAGCGCACCGGCCCTAACACGTTTAAATTGGCAGACCTGCGCGGAAGATTCCCTTACGGCACGCCGGTTGGCGGCAACGTGGGGCAGCGAGGCGGGAGCGATGAGATAAACCTATCCCCCAACAACTACCAGGCAAACACCTGGATGAGTCAAAAAATGAGCCCAGCAGCTAACCCATCTGGTGCAGTCAACACTGGAAATACTTGGGGTTTTCACTTACACGCAGTGAGTAATAACCCAAATGATTCGTCGAAAAATGTACCAGTCAAGCATCTGCCGCCGTATTTTATGGTGAACTATGAAATTGTAGCGGGGTAGCCGATGAGGTTCTGCGCTAATAATTTCACCGACACGTCGAATTTCTATAACGAGCACTGGGAGAACGGAAGGTTTTACGCCGAGAACGGCGAAATCGTTCTCGAATCAAAAGAATTCGCCGACCACTACCTCGGATTAAAAGGCTTCCGGGGTGAGGACGACGTCGAACTGCTAATTCGTGCAAAGTTTGAGTATAGCATCCATAAGCAGGGACTTATGATGGTGCGTGGGTCGAGCTTTATAGACCAAAACACCCACCAAAGAGTGACGACCGGGTATGTGTTGTCGGTCTACCATCAGCGGGGATTTCAGCGCCTACGGCTAGATGATAACGTCGAGAGAGGTCTCGAGGTATATAGCGATAAAACTCTTAATGCTGGCGTTTGGACGTGGTTTAGATTTAGGGCCGAAGGTACATGGCTTAAGGCTAAAGCTTGGGAAGATGGCACTAGAGAGCCGAACGGATGGGATATAGCAGTATCTCAAAGCCGGTGGGAGTACAACTCAAAGGGCGCAAACGGGTTGAGCATGGCATCTGGCGGCACTGTACGCGTAAATGTAGTATCTGCTAGCACCTTACCGTTACCAGCTGTATTCCCAAGCGATTTCATGTTGCCAGCTCGAGAGGTCGAGTTATCTAACGACTTTGCGACAGGCGCGCCAATGGGCGGGTTCCCAGCCGGCGGTGCGTACATAAACCTTAAGCCTAAAGTTTACAGCCTTACTGGGAGCAAATCAACTGAACGTTTAACGATTAAATCACCAGCCCTTACTGGTAGTGGCCCAAAATACAACCTTAAAGGTACTCGCGGCTGGGTGCATCTCGTATTCAAAAGACAACCAACGCTTACCTACGCACCGCCCAAGCCCGGAGAATTGCGCCCCGTACAACTCACAGAACGTCTAACTATCAGGCCGCCTACACTAACCCATATAGGCCCTGTATACGCCCTGAGACCGTCTAAGATAACGGAGAGGATAAACATATCATCTCCAACCTTAACAGCCCTTACAGCGGCTCTCATACAGCCTGAGGGCATAAATCTAAGGGTCAGTATTAGTAGCCCTAGTGTTATATTTATACCGAAGCCCGAAGTCCTGGAGCTGAGACCATCTCCAGTCCTTGCGCGGCTAACAATAACGCGAACTAATAACTTATTAGATCCAAGCGTATACAACATTGAATACAAACAATACAAGCCTGACTACGTAGGAATAAAAGCGTATGAAGGTGAAACATTAAACATCGACCGATACCGCCCTGACACAATAGAAACGGGCAAGATCGATAGTATCGAACTAAATACAAACAGATATAAGCAAATAGCAATTAAATAGAAGGGAATTAAAATGTCAAATTCATTAAGCCGCTTCAGCCCGACAAACGTTTGGGATTCACTCCCAGATGGAAGCCTTGGGCTGGCGCTTGTGCCTAGTGGCGGCGCATATACGGTAGAAGCCACTAGCTCGGCGGGAGGCGCTAACGTGCCTAAGCTCGGCGAGAGTGATAGTGCTTGGTCGGAACAGGCCACTTCTAAGGGTAAGTGGCTGTACCGCCGGTATAACGGGATGCTCTTGTTGAAGCCAGACGGCCCATACAGCCAGACACCGCCCCTCAACCAGGGCAACAATGTCGTATTCAACATTCCAGCCCCATATCGCGATGGTATTCAGACAACTGTAGCCCCAATACTTAAGAATATAGGCAACGAGCTGTCGCACGATGGTTCGTATATCAAGGTTGATCCGGGTGGAAACGTAACCCTCAACGCAAAAGCTGCCACTCCGTACGTTGTCCCAACCGTTCTTATTCCTACTGGCCTATAAGGAGTGTAAATGACGCTCGCCGATTTACGTAAGCGGGTGATGATAGATAAGCTGGATGATGAAGATTACGAACCAGAAATCATTGATAACTTTTTGAATGACGCCCAGCGGGATATATTCAACCAATTTGAACTACCATTTATGGAAAAGATCTTTATTGGTGATGTACCCGCTGGTGCGTCTATCATTAAGCTGCCAGATGATGTTAGCAGGGTAGAGATGCATGCAATGAGTGGAGTGCAAAACTTCTTTCAAATGAAGTGCGAATACCGAGACTTCTTCATGCGTTTCGCAGATGCGATGAACAATACACCGCATGCGCCCTACTACTGGACTGAATACGCCGGCAATATTCTATTAGACGCCCCAACTGATAAAGAATACAAACTATACACGTATTACTACAAAAAGCCAAATACAATGGCCCAAGATACCGATAAACCCGATATTCCCGAAGAGTTTACCGAGCTACTCATTCTTGGCGCACTCCGTCGTGTACATGACCGTAACGAAGATATGGATCTATCCGCCCAAGTGGAAAACCAGTACCAAGCTCAATTGCAAGAGATGGTCACTCGCTTTGGTATGCGCGATGCATTTGGCCCTGTTAAGATGCGTAATTTACAAATATAGGAGGATGAATGGCGCAGCAAGTTAAAATTGCTACCCAGCTAAATCTAGGAGGTATCGACCTTGTTACGCCAGTCGACCTTCTCCAGGAGGGTAAGAGTCCTTTTAGCAAGAACTTCCGCCTCCAAGCCCAACAAAAGGATTCCCGCCGCGTGGCCGTGTCAACTAGGCGCGGCCATTCTTTGCATATGGAGCCATTGGGTGAAGCTCAAGCGCTTGGTAATGCAGCTACTGTCACTCAGCGGTTCAAGATTAATAGAGATAACGCTTTTCTTTTGCAACCGTTTACTGCTAACGTAGACCAACGTATTACTCGCCTAGATATAGATGTTAAAAACCCCGGCGGTGCTACCGGCCCAGTATTAGTAGAGATACTAGAGGACGCAAACGGCCTACCGGGTAATCGTTTATCGGTAAGCTCATTCCTCAATGGAGACATTGGCGATGAAGGTAATTGGGTATCCTGTCGTTTTATTAACCCGCCAAAGATCAAGACCGGTAAGAAATACTGGATTGCTCTTAAGCCTCAAGATGATGCGCTCAAGTATTACGAGATTGGTCTGGTTAATAGCACGCCCGAGGCTCGGTGGACTTCCGCGGCCTGGACAGTGAATACTCCCATTACCGGTAAGATGCTACGTTATAGGTTATTTACAGCGCCAGAGAAGAAACTTAAGGGCGCGTATCGCTTTAACCTAGACAATCGCAACAACCGTACTGTAGCCGTATATGACAATACACTCTATTATGCAGATGAGGCAGCCAGTAAATGGCGCGAGATCATGAGTGGCTTGTCGTCAGAGGCTAGCGAGTATAGCTTTGCCAATGGCGATGGTAAAATGTTTTGGGTTAACGGACATGATGAGTTGCGTTACTGGGATGGTACACCGCCTCAAGATCGCACAAACATTGTAGATAACGGTAACTTTAGCCTCCCAACCGTACGGTGGCAGGGTAGTGTAACGCGAGATACTACAGTATATAAATCAGCTCCTGCATCGCTCAAGATCACAGGTGGTGGACAACGCTATACTAAGAGTGACATTCAACTCACTAAGGGTAAACGCTACAAGATTAAATTCTCATCCGTTAGCGCAGCCGGTACGTCTCAAGTATTCGTAAGTGTTAATACTCAACTCCGCCCAATTGCAGGCTATCAAAAGCAGATGACGACCTCATGGGACAACCACGAGTTTTACTACTGGCCTGAGCTAGATGTTACTAGCCTTGAGTTTGTCTCAACTGGTGAGGACTTCTGGATTGATGACGTGGAGATTATCGATACCGGTGTAGGCCGTGTTGTAGACACTGAACTACCCGTGCTGCGCGAGGTAATGTTTCATAAAGACCGTATGTGGGGCGTTGTAGCCGGCCTGCCTAATACGATTAGGTTCTCAGAAGCTCCGGGCAACCCAGCGTGGGACGCAACCGGTAAGATACCAACCAAGCCAAGCGAGCAATGGTATAATGAATGGCGAAGTACCAGCTTCTTCACTATCCCGCGGCCATTTAATGGTTCGCCAGTAGTTAAGCTTTGCTCATTCCAGGACAACTTAGTAGTCTTTACTCAGGATGGTAAATACATCATTAGCGGTTATGATGAAGCTTCATTCACGATGCGACAATCTACCGGCTTTAAGGGTGCTATTGCACGACGCGGAGTAGTGCAAGATGAGAACGCAATCTACTTCGTAGGTGACGCTGGGCTGTTTATGTTTAACGGTTCAAGTGACGTTCGTATTTCAGATGCTATTACTCCATTAATTGATGGATGTCCGCGAATTACCGAAATAGATGCAACCAAGTATAAAGATGAGATACGCTTTTACTTGGCCTCTAGCGGTTCGACAGTTAACGATACCTGTATTATCTACAACAAACCATTAAAGGATATTGAGTACGATACTGGCGTTTACGGAGACCGCGCAATCTACTGCGACGATGCAGATGACCGTGGACAGCTCGCAGTATTCAACTCTTACGTTGGTATGAGCTACTACGCAGAGACGCAAGTTTATCATGACATGGGCGCGCCAATCGACTTTGAGTACCGATTCAAGTACGACAGTATGGGCAGCCCAATGCAACGTAAGCGCCTTAAGCGTTTTTACCCTATCTTCCAGGGCGTTGACTCTACATTTAAAGTGGGGCTCGCAATGGATAAAGACTTCGCCGATGCGCCAAAGATTAAAGAGCAAGTACTCTCCGTTAATGGTGCTAGGTGGGGACAATTTAAGTGGGGTGATGGTACGCTCTACGGTGGTAGTAAATCGTTTAAACCAAAGCGACAAAGCTACTCAGGTTACGCCCGATACTGGCAGCTACGCGTATTCCGCAATGGTGTAGAAAACCGCGTGGCATTTGTTGGTGCACAATTTAGTTATAAAGCAAAGAGGTTATAAATGGGATTAATTAGTTATTCACAATTACAAGATGGTACTGAGGCAGTAGCAAACGACCTCAACAACCGTTTGGGTACTATCTACAATGAGTTTAACGGTAACATTGATGCCGCTAACCTCAAAAACTCGGCAGTGACTCGCGAGAAGATCGCCGACAATTCAATCACTAAAGATAAGCTAGCTCTCCGCCAATACATTGACGACAACGGATGGACAGTAACTGACATGGGCGGAATTAAGACCTATAGCCGTACTGTACCTGTTACTGGTACTCAAAATGATCATAACGGCCCAGGGCACGTCGGTTTGCTCATTGAGGCTAGTGGTCGCCGCGCAGGGCTTGGGAGCTTTCCTGCACCTGTAGGACGTACGATTGATAACATTATCGTTACCTGTACCTACTTCGGCCATTACTCGGGCCACCTAGTAGTAAACGGCGAGAAGCGAGATGGCAAGATCTTTATCTCGGGTGGTAACATCTTCCCCTGGAATCTCTCCTTCGATGGTGAGGTACACGTCCAGGTAACGGAGAAGCTGTAATGTTGTCTCTTATTCAGCTAACACCTGGGATGGATGATGCGACATTAGTCAATACGATTAATAAGAACTTTGAACAACTCCAAAATGAGTCGCGGACTAAGACAAGCAAAGACTCAGCGGGGACGCGCCGGCTTCTGATCGGCCGCCCCGTCAATGGGGATCATGACATTATCGCTATCACTGTTCCAGGTAAAGATGTTGTAGAGGAAACTACAGTACGATGATCAACCCGGATAACTTTATATTCCATAGCGACTTCTGGTATCCGACCGACTTTAAAGAGGGAAGCAAAGAGCTTGACGTTAGTCTACCAACAACTACCGCGCTTGACGATATAGAGGACGGCGATTACTTTAGTGCGTGGCTAGAGTATCCGAACCAACCCTGGATATATGGACGCTCACCATATGACCAATTCAACGTATTTGCTGAAAACGGAAAGCTCTGGTTTGCTAAAGCTCCCCAGTTCGGCGGCGCTCGCTTTAAGGGTGTAGTGCACTATAGGATATATCACCGAGATAAAAACTTTCTGTTTAGGTCTACTGGTAAGTGCGAGATAATCGCTAAACGATTAACTGGTACAATGAATATGACGCCAGGGAGCAACGTATCGATACTTGAGGTACCGTCTGGCTTAACTGGCAAATATCTAGTGCGCGGCACCTACGTCTTTAGGGGTGTGCGCGGGTTGGTAGACTCATCAGCTGGCCCAATCTCCCTTTATACGACCTATGATCATGGCGCAAACACTATTAAGCTGAATGCAACAATGGAGCAAGCGGCAGTACACGGTGAATTTCTCCAGTACGACCTACAGCTCATACCGGTAAAAACAGATCATCCGTGGGTATTCCACTCGGACAAGTTCGCCTTCTGTTTGCCCCGTGTGATAGAAACTCAGATACGAGTACAGGGAGTAGCTCCAGCCAGGACCAAGTGGCAAATCCGCGGACAGTCGTTTGATATCCCAGGCGCTCGCCAAGCTTATGATTACCTTACCCGTCACTCGATTAATACAAGGTGGCAGGCTCGCGGAGCCGGTATGAACGGCGGCTTAAACTTCTTAGGCTTTCTAGAGATTACACATGATAAAATAACCCCGATAGTGGAGGTCGACAATTCATCATACGGCCAACCTACTGGGATAGATTCAGGATACTTGATGTTTCGCATCTACGAGTATCAGAATAATATTAGTTAACGGAGATAGACGATGGCAACAGCGCCTAAAGTTCAAACAATCCAAGAGTCGATCGGTGACTTAAACCCCGCTTATGAAGGGTCGCGCAATGTCATCAATCAACAAATCGGCAATCTAGGGCAAAAGTACGACGCCCAACGTGCCGGTATTTATGCAGCCCGCGGTAACGCTTATAATGCAATCAACAACCAAGCAACGGGTAGAGGTCTAGCGTTTAGTGGCATCCCAGCCCATGAGCAGGCCCGCTACGAAGCCGAGAAAACTCTCCCCGCTTTGATGCAGGCCGACTTTCAACAAAATGATGAAGGCCTACAACTCCAAGGACGGCTGGCTGACCTAGATAAAGAGCTACGTACAAACGCCCTAGGACGTGTAGACCGTCAACAGTCCGACCTTAACAACTGGAATCAAATGATTGCAGGCCAGGAGTTTACCGCAGGGGAGAATGAAAAGAATCGCAACTTTCAGCGTAGCGAACGTGAAGCAACTCAGGCGTTTACTGCTAGCCAAAACGCCCTTAACCGCGCCCAGGCGGCGGCTGCAAGTGCAGCTCGCTACTCGGGAGGTGGGGGCGGAGGAGGCGGCCGCGTAAGCTATGCACGAGGTGGTGGCGGAGGCGGGAGCCGAGCTATCAACCCGAACGCAGCAGCCCAAGGTATTATCGCAGGCGCTATTCAAAGTGGCCGAGCAATTAGCCCAGCTATATTCCAGCTAGCCCGTGACGCCTACCGAAGTGCAGGCGGCAATACGAGCCAATTCGCAAGCGACTTCTGGAAGTACGTCCCCCAAAACCAACGTGGCGGCGACGCATGGAAAGCATATTACTACGGATAGGAGAGGAGAAATAAATGACTGAAGATGAATGGAAGCAAATATACGGCGGACGATGGAGTCAAGTTCGCGCCGATGACGAGGGCAACCGCTATGACAATGGCTGGAATCCTGATAGCTCGCTAACCTATGAAGAAGAGCAGAAGCAACAACAGGAGCAGAAGCGTCAAGAAGAAGAAAAGAAAAAGAAAGAGGAAGAGGAAAAGAAGAAAAACGATTGGCTTGGTAATGGCCTTAAATGGCTTGGTGATACAGCTAAAGGCGTAGGTGCAGGCGTACAACAGGCGGCAGGTAAGGCGGCTAGTGCAGTTGTCGACACCGGCGAGGCTTTAGCTCTTGCTTCTAACCAGGTCGTGAACGCGTTTGACCAAGACACTAACGCAAAAGCTGGTAAGGCTATCATGGACTCCGCAGAAGGTGCCCGTAAATGGATACGTGACCAAAAGGATATTACCGGTAAGAATATTGAAGATACAACTAAAGCCAAAGAGGCTGGTGATCGCATTGGTCAAGGCAAAGGCGATATCCGTGACTGGGCGACAGTAACCGGTGACGCTCTTGACGCAGGTAGTACTCTTACCGGTTTTATCAACCCTACTCGCCTAGCGGTAGACGGCGCTGAACTTACAGGTAAGGCATTAGCTGGACAAATCGCTAAAGAGGTAGCCGCCCAAGGTGGCGCGAACGCCGCTCAAGGCTTTCTCCAAGAATACGGCAAGACGGGTGATGTTAATAAGGCTTGGCAAAAAGCCGGAGAACAAGCTGCTACTGGCGCAATATTCCAGGGCGGCCTTGAAGGTCTAGGTTACGGCATCGGTAAACTCCGCGGCAAGGGCGTAGAAGACACCAATCTCCGTAGTGAGAGCGGCACCGTAGAAGCCCCTGCAAACGCTAAAACTAGCGAAGATGGGTTAGATATCAACTCAGACGCTAAAGCCGCTGAGAACGCCTCTCATGAGCTCACAGACACCATTAATACGCAACCTGAAAGTCGATATGCTGGGTTAAGTAATGAAGAGCTAAACAAGGCTAGTGCACTAGATCCTCAAAACAAAGAGATCAACGCTGAACTATACCGCCGACAGTCGGAAGAATTGAAAGCTCAACGTGAGGCTGAGTCTCTTAATCGTGAACGCAATCCATTAGACGATATGGTTAATGAGCCTAAAAGCCCCGAGGAGATTGCTAAGCTCAATCAAGACCTCAAGCCGGGTGAGACACCTAAAGGCCTTACCGAGCAAGAGAAGATGGCTTATGAGGCCGATCCTGAATTTCGTAAGCAAGTAGATGAGAAATTAGCCCAAGCCCGTAAAGACTTCGAAAACAACGGCCTGCCCAATGACAGTAAGACAGCTCAAGAGTATCTCGACAATGTCGATAACGGCAAGACAGATGGCTTACCCGACCACGTATTCCGCGAGCGAGAAGGCGTGGAGTCTATCGGCCAAATCCTTGGTGACGAGCAAATGCCGAAAGATGTACGCAACGCAGCGGTGCAGGCGGCTGACCTAGGGCGCGAGATCGACGCTAAGCTCGAAAACTTGATGAATGACAATACCTATAATCAGGCACATGCTCAAATGGATGCAGCCTATAAGGAGCGACTCGCAGCTGTTAACGATATGCCTGGCCCGCGTCAAGAGATTGAACGACAACGTCTAGACGAGCAATATACTAAGGACTTGCAAGAACTAGAGGAGACTCGCGCACGTGACCTCCCTCAGGTGCAAGAACTTAATGCGATGAAGCAGCGGGTAGATGAGCGGGCTCAAGAGATTGTCGGTGACACTAATGAGTTAATTCGCAGTGACCCAAAGACATTCCGCCAAGTAGATGAAGCTAAACTAGCTGAGCACCGCCAGCTGGCTGAGCAAAACCTTGCAGAGGCTAAGAAGTATGATGGCAAGACTACCTACGCACTACAGGAGGTGTCAAAGGCCCAAAACCCAGAAGAGCTAAAGATTGCCCTCGAACGTAACGGCGGAACCCTCCAGAAAGAGTTGGCCAATACCTTAAACGTCAAGGATATCGAGCACGCCAAAGAAAGCATTAGCAAAATCTCTGACACTCAGATGGCTCTAGCTCGTGTAACATCCCCAAGCGTCCTGTTTGACAAAGGTGGCCTTAACACCGAAAGCGCCGGACTCTTTAGTGAACTAGTTAATGGTACAGGCCGTGCAGCTGTTGAAGGCGAAGAGACTGCTAAGCGACTAGGCGACATCAAGAAAGCGCTTGGCTCAGATGGCAAAAAACCCGAGGTGCTCGACAATATCGTAGACTACCTCGAAGGTAAGGTTGAACACTTAAATGTACCAGGCCACGAGAAGGCAGCTAAAGAAATACGCGGCATGTTGGATGAAGTGAAGCCCTGGCTTAAGGAGAACGGCTACGGCACGGTTAGTGAGTTTTACTTCCCCCATATGCGGGATAACGATCCTAAAGGCTTAGCCAATCTATTTGATGAGAATCAGCTAGCTAAAGGTGAGCTTGGTATCGGTTCGCTTAAATCTCGTAAGAAAGGCGGCGAAGAGTACAGTAAAGACGTCTGGAAGGTTCTTGGCGATTACTTTAACGGCATCAACCAAGCCAAGAACATCGAGCCATCACTCCGCAAGATCGAGAGTGTAAGTACTCAGCTTAAATTGGCGTCGGCCGAACATAAGAACTTTGAAGCCTACGCAGGTTTTCTTGATAACTACATCAACCAGATTAAGGGCAAAAACCAGAGCAACATCGAGAAAGCTTTCGACTCTCAGTTCGGCCATAACGCGTTTAAGAAATCCACCGGTGCTATCCGGGCGGTAAATGCAATGGCTACGCTTGGTTTATCTCCAGTTACTGCGCTCCGCCAGATGACCCAGGAGATTGCTACAGTCGGTAACCTTAACCCTAAATGGGCAGGTGTCGGTATGGTGAATGGTGCACGGATGCTCGCAAGCAAAGAGGGCCGCAAAGAGCTTAAACTCTCCGGCGTCCTCGATGAGGGTACCGGGCTTAAAGATCTTAAAGGCTTAACCCAAAGCAAGGCCGGCAAAGCGTTTGATAAGGTATCTGATGGGCTCATGTCAATGGTGTCTACAATGGACAATATCATGCGCGCCCAAGCCTACGCCGGCGCTAAAGCTAAAGGTCTCAAGCTTAATGGTGCTAAGTGGGAGCGATGGGCGAATGAGGCTGGCCTAACTGGTCAAGCGGCTCAAGACTTCGTGCAAAAGAAAGCAATGGAGTATGGCACTAAAGCGACAGTTGATACTCAGTTTATCACTAGTAAAGTAGATGCACCTGCAGCCTTTAATGGGCCAGGGATGCGAACCCTTACTCAGTTAGCAACATTTGACGGTAAGCAGGCTGGCTTCCTTATTCGAATGGGTCTCAAGCCTATTAAGGACGTAAAAGCTGGTAACTACCGCCTAGCCGCCAATGATATGGGTAAACTCATTGCAATGGGCGCTACCGCATGGGGCGTACAGGCGACCCTCGGCCAATTCATTGGTATGAAGGAAACCGACCATATCCCATTCTACGACCAAATCCAGGCCTGGACAAACATCGAGGGCAAGGACGAAAAAGGCTTTGAGCGTGACCAGAAGAACAAATTCCGCCGCTCACCTGCAATGACTCTCCTATTCGGCGATGGCAACAAGAACCCAGGACTTCTCGGCGCACTAGCTAAGAAAGACAAAGGCGAAGGCGTCAAAGAGTTTTGGGACAAGAACTGGCAGCTTATTGTGCCGGCAGGGACGCAAGCTAAGCGCACGACTGAAGGTATCAAATCAGTAGAGGAAGGCGTTGTGAAGAACGATAAAGGCAATACACGTTTTGTTCAAAACCAAGACCAAGGCAATGCCCTTAAGGCGGCAATCCTCGGTAAGTACACTACTGAGAATGGCCAGAAATGGCTTAAAGAGGGTAGCTTCAGTGCGGTTAAGGAGTCTCAGCAACAAAAGATTGAGAGTCTAGAGTCATCAAAGGCCCGCGAACAGGCTACTGAATACTTCCAGCGCACCAATAAGATTCCTAGCCGTAAAGAGGCTTACGACAACGCTAAACAGGCGCTACAAGAAGGTAACCGCAATAGAGCCCAGTCTATTATCAACGAGTATAATAGCAAGGTGAAGGGGGCTTACGACGGCTTTGAGTTGACGAGCGAACAACGAAAGGCCGCAGCCCAGCGCGAAATACAGTTGAACCGAGTCGTCAAGTCCTCTAAACAAAAACGTAAACAAAAATCTGGATGGTAGAATTGTGGCAGAAAGTGAAACAATGAACCGGTGGGAGGTCAAAGAGGCCATTCAGCAGGCTATAGACCTCCACGAAACCCGCAAAGCTGCGACATATGTCCCGGTCTATGCACTTGACCTATACAAAAAAGACATTGAGGCCCGAGTAAAAGACCTAGAGGACGACGCAGCGGAAGCAAGAGATAGAAACCGTTGGCTATTCCGCCTAGTAGTAGGTGCGGTGATTACATCGTTTATACCGATACTCATTGCCCTACTCAGCCGCGGCAGTGGAGGGTTGCTGAGATGACCATTGTTAAAGCGACAATAAGCTGGCTTCAACGAGATAAACTGTTAAAGATATTGTCTTTAATGATGGTACTCAGCCTGGTTTTTAGCGGCTATACGCTGTTTAAAAGCCTCACACTCCAACCCGGCCAATCGGTAACTATCTCGGGTGGAACTAAGGTAGAAAAACCAGTAACTAGCATTACTAATGCCCAGGTTGACAAAAACGGTGACCTCGTCGTCTATTACTCAAGCGGCGAGTCCCGCAATGTCGGCCAGGTACTAGGGTCTAATGGTAGGGACGGGAGAACCCCCTCAAATAGTGAGATACAAGTAGCGGTTAAAGCTTACTGCTCAACTAATAAATGTTCTGAATCCCCCACTAGCGCCCAGGTAATGTCGGCAGTGGCTAGTTATTGTGATGGTAGTAAATGCAAAGGTACAGATGGCAAGAGCGCAAGCGATGACCAAGTCGCACTAGCTGTTGCTAAGTACTGTGCAAGTGGTAAGTGCAAGGGCGACACAGGCGAAGCTGGAGCAAATGGTACAAACGGCATTAATGGTACGAATGGCACAGACGGCGTTAATGGTAAGAGTCCTATACTTAACTGTGTAAATATAAAAGACAACTCGGGTAATCAAACATCTTGGGTAGCGTGGAAATACGATGGAGAGGATGACCCAACGTATCGGCGCATGTACAAGATAGCTGGTGACTCTAGTTGTATTAACATTTAGGAGAATGAATGGCACTAGCAGCTAATGCTCAAGATTGGGCAAGCCAGCGTATTGGGATCTTCTTCCCCGCTGGAGAATCAGACAATAGCCAAGGCTATTTAACCGGGCAATGCGTGAGCCTCATTAAGTGGTTTCTCGCTGAGATGTGCGAAAAGGTGCCGTCTCCGTTTGCCGCTCGCGGTCATGCAAAAGACTTTGGCGAAGCACTTGTAGCGCAAGGCATTGCTGACCGTGTAGGCGACCTTAAACGGGGAGACATCCTTGTATGGCCCTACGATGGTGGTGGCTACGGCCACATTGGGGTGTACATGGGCGACGGTACTGTCTTTGAGGAGAACGTGGCAGCTAGCGGACAACGCGTTGCTAACTTTGGTGCAGGTATTGTATATGCCGCTGACGTTGATCCACTAAACGCGGGTTGGCGAGTAGGCGGGTACAACATCTATCGTGTTCGTACTTACGTTGAGAATATCGTAGCCCAGCGTGATCGTAGTGATGAAATCAACTTCCTTAATGGTTTGTATCGCCAAATCCTTGACCGCAACGTTGACGAGGGCGCTATTAAGCACTACTTGTCTCAGATCGACAACGGGTGGAACTGGGAGCAAATCAAGCAAGACCTTCTCGCCTCAGCTGAGGGACAACAAGTACAAGCCCGGCGCGTGGAAGAGGCCAAAGCTAAGGCCCGCGAACTACAGGCAGCGTTTGATAGCGAAACCAACGAGATTAAGCGTCTCTATAAAGAGATACTTGAGCGCGACGCAGATGAGGGCGGTATTGAGCACTACCGTAATCAAATCCGTAATGGCTGGAACTGGCAGATGGTAGCAGATGATCTACGGCAAAGCGACGAGTACAAAGAGCTACAACGTATTAAAGAGACGCCAGCTCCTGAGACTCAACACGTAGAAGACCGCGCAGCTGTAGAGCCCGCTCCAGAAGCGCCAGAAGCCGACTTGTCGGGTGCGTCGGGGAACGAAGAGCTCCGCGTAGAAGCCTCTCAGAGCCCCGCAGAGAGCGCTAAAGACGAAGATAGTACAACTATACTAAAAGATATTAGAAACCTCTTACAGAGCCTCCTAGAGGCCTTTAAGAGCATTTTCAAGAAGGACTAACCATGGAAGCATTGAACCTATTTATTATCCCCGCAATTGTTAAGGCATTTGACATGCTGAATAAAAAAGAATGGGGTGGGCTTGGTAAGCTCATCCTCGCAGTTGCCACTGGCGCAGCTGCTGGGTATCTCGGCTTTCAAGGCCTTGATATCTATAGCGGTATCGCACTTGGTCTACAATCGGCAGGTATTGTTACTGTCGCAGCTAAAGCTAGCAACAAATAGAAAAAAGCCCCCAGTTATTGGGGGCTTTTCTTATTGGGCGTCTCTTTTAAAGATGGCGAGGTCAAGCAGGTGTTTCTGGTACTCATCCAGTGCCTTACGCTCTGCGATAAGTAGTTGCTCTTTATTAGAGAGTAGCACATGTTGGCGGGCAAGCTCAACTGAGTCAGCGTTTGACTCCTCTAACACTTCAACCCGGGCCCTGCACCACTTGAGTTGCTCAACCAACTTGGCGTTGTCGATTTCAAGGTTTTTGATCCTATTCTTCAGCGCCTTGTCGATTGCGTTTTTCAAAATATTCATCTGCAATCTCCAATATACGTTCATCGCTTAAATATTTAATTATTGTCATAGCCTACCACCAAAGTAGGGCAAGTAAACTTGTCCGCGTCATTAAAGTTATCTACAATAGCATACTTGAGGTCGCCCTCTTTGGGTACTTCTCTCGCCCAGTAGTCGACGGGATCTTCGCCATAATGTTGGCGTACTTCGTCATAGGGGAAGCTCCGCTCATCTAGGTCTTTAATAACGCTACCGTCTGGGTCGTCGTCTACATTATAGACGGATACCCGGTAATCATGCGCCATCAACATTGCCGCGATATGCTCAACCGCTGGGTTAGTTGTTGTTCGATAATCTATTAATACAGTTTCCATCATTGACATCCGAAGCATGCGAACTTCTCGGCGGGGTCGACAATCTCGCCATTCACTACGCGTCGCTCTTTATTATTAGTTTCAAAATGTTGCTGCGCCTCCTCAATAATCTTGAGTTTCTCCTCAAGGGTATCAGCCTCCTCTAGGCGCCTGGTTAAGTCTTGCTTATAGGTCATTTAATCGATCTCCTACTAGTTTAGCGTATCCTGCAATATCAATATAGCTGTCCGCATAATAAGGGTCACCGTTAACGATACGGCCAAGTTTATGGGCAATCATCTCCAGCGTCTCCTTAATGTCATCATCAAGCTTACTAACGTCGACATTACCGTTACGCTGTAGCGCGCCGTATAGAATAGCCTTAATGGCTTGACTAACCTCGGCGTGGCCCGGATAGTCTCCGTAACGTTTGCCACGCTCGGCTGTTACCTCATCAATACTCGTCATAGCGTCTCCTTTACATCTGCTACTGCTTGCTCATACGGTTCACCGCCAATAAGGACAGCGACAATTGCTAGCGTAATCATTACCCCGTAGGCGAGAAACGCCAATACCGCAACGGGGAATGCGAGAATAACCCGCGCATATTCAATTAGTGTTCGTATCATAAGAAGAAATCCTCCTGTTTAAATTGCTCCATTGGGTCGGGTTCTGCACCCTTCATAAAGTAATCTAGCTCATAGCCTAGCTGCTTCTCTATCTTAGTAAGACAAGTAGGGCAGATAGTCCAGTCATAGTCCCAGCTTATAATCCAGTTAGGCGGCAAAAAATCCCGATCTGTTAGCTCCATCTCGCCGCAAACATAGCACTCAACATCTCGGCTTAAAGGAGTTTTATTGCTATACATTGACCAATCTGCCCTCCTTCTTTACGCTAGCCTCACTTGACCAGCCGCCGCAATGTAGACACTTGTAGCGCTGTACTCGTCCTGAGCGTTTACGGTAGCTGCCATCTTTACGGATATTGTCGCTTCCACATTTAGGACAAATACCGTCAATACCTGTATGGTCGCCAATGTTGGGGTGGTTATGGATCCATGGACGCAGCTCAGCATATAACCCGGCGAGTACTTCAACATCCTTATTGTTGTAGGTCTCCATAACATCCCACGCCTTTTTGTCGTTCTTAATAAGGCAATCATACCAAACATCGGCATAGGTGCTTTCGGTCTTGCCTTCGCCAAGTAGGAGTTTGCCCAAGCTGTCGAGGCTATTGCTATTAAAGCGTGCAACTGACCGCGCAACTTGCAGGGTGTCTACTGTCTTATATGGGCTTGGTGGTGTCATGTGATGGCGAATAAACATTGCGTTACTCACCTTCTGGTCAAACCTTCGTCCGTTATGGGCTACGAGAATGTCTGCTTCATCGAACAGATCCCAGAGCTTTTTAACGACCTTTTTCTCGCTCATGTCGCGTTGGCTTACATGGTGGATATCTTTCTCGCCAAACCACTGATAAGAGAAGCACATAATCTCAGGGTCTCGCTCGACCTTTAAGACGTTAGTTTTCCATAGGCCGTACGTCCAGCCAAGGGTAGCGCTTACCTCTAGATCGTAAATAAGAATCTTTGGCAGCGGGTCAAACCCCTGTTGGCTAATCTTCGTCAAATTCTGCACAAAGCTCCTCCAACTCTATACTTGATAGTCGGCTATTAACTAGCCAAATCTCCGCCTTATCAGCGGGCTCATACTCCATTACGGGTATTTTCACTTTTTCTCTCCTTCCTTTATATCCCCGCCAGCTTTAGGCTAGCAATTGGACTTGAATAGCTCTATTATAATGCCGGAGCTATAGACGGCACTACGTATTAGGCTACCACCATTTCTTTGCTTGCCACGAAGCCCAGGCTTGCGCCCAACCACCGTAGCGGCCCTTGGCGTAGGCATCTGCACCTCGTATATGGCCGGCGATGTTACCTGTACCACCCCATTTACCACAAGGCAGCTCCTGGAAGTAGGCACATGCGCCGCCATTAGGGTTAACCGCGTTAGGGTTACAGCTCGACTCCTTCTGCGCAATCTGGAGCGCAAAAGGTAGATCGGCTTGTGAGATACCATTAGCAAGCAAGATCGAACTAATGGCTTGACACCCAGCTGGAGCGGCCGCCTGTACAACAGCCGCCGGTTGAGGTGTAGTCTTTGCAGCTTCTTTAGCTTGAGCCACCTGCTGAGCTTTAGCCTCTTGAGCTTTCTTCTCTTCGGCGGCTTTTGCCTCTCGCTTATTCTGCAAGCTGACTTTTAAACTTTGGTTTTCCTTTGTAAGGTTCTCGGCATTTTGCCTTGTTTCGCGCAAAGATGACTCAATGGTCGTCTTCTCTTTTTTGAGCGATTCTACGGCCTTTGAAGCACCTCTCAGCGCATTTTTCGTTGTATTAGTCTTAGCCTCCTGGCGGACTAGGTCTTGCTTTACATTATGGTTCGCGTTAAGTGCGATAATGTTCAACACGACCAGCGCGAGTATAGCAGCCGGTAGGGCGTACTTCTTCGCTTTCGTTACTAGGTTTTTACTAATATAACCTCCTATTTAAGTTCTTTGAAGGATCATCCCACGCGCCTCTCTATTGCTCAGCGCCCTGGTATTCCGCAATCTCTTCCATCGTATAGCCTTGCTCCATAAGCTCAACTACCCTTTGTCCGATCTTACTCATATTCTTTTCTCCTTCCTGGTTAGTATACTACACCAACCGGTTTGAGTTGTCTAGCGTAGAATTTACAACATCCTTTAGCTCGGCTAACTTAACAGAGGTACACCCTAGTTGATTTAACACGTTATAGAGGGCCTCTAATTGCGCATAATCCCTCTCCTGGTGTATCGGCATCTCATATATGGCCTGCCCGTATGATTCAAATGTTTGTATTACCTCTCTTTTGTTCACCTACATCTCCGACAATACCCTTAAAAAGTCCCGCGTTTCTTGCGACACGAGCGGCTTCCAGCGCTTGCTACCTTTGCGATAGTTGCAACCACCATGGGCTGGCTGTATATTGGCTGGATCGTACATATTAGACGCCTCACGGGGCTGTATATGGTCTAGTGTGACTTCACTTAAGGGTACAAACTTATTACAGATGCCACATAAGTAACAACCGTTATCAAGCGGGGGGTTGTCTTCTAACCAATAACGACGAAAAGCGAGCCATGCCGACTCGCTATCCGTATAATTATCAGGATTAAACGTATCTAACTTCAACAAGTACACCCTCCCGTCCTTTGTCTACCTTAATGAAATCATCCCCATCAAAACCTTTAACCCACGACTGGTTATCGTTGGGGAGTACGCCGGCATGTTGCATACCATCTAATACATACTTGCACCCAAATCGGATGTTGTCAAAGTCATGGCGTCCTGAGTAGTACCAAGTAAACTTAATCCTACAAGGCTTCTCTACTATCGGCTTACCCTCTACCTGCGAGGAGACTAGCTCGTTCATCTTCTTTTTAAGCGCCGCGCCTGCAAACCTATTAACCCGGTTAGCGTTATCATGCTCATTAAGTTTGGCGAGGTTACCATTAATCTTGTAAGATATCATCTAACATCCTATCTAGCGCTCGCTGTTTATCCAGTTTCTCAGCTTTGCGCTTCTCTCTATTAGCTACCGACACTCTATTGCCCTTAAGGCTGGCCTCCCGGTCGAAAGTATGGGCTGTGCCGCGAGCATGAGACAATACCCCTCTTAGTCGTGCGCCCTTCATCTTGCCCCACTTCATAAGAGCTAGTGCGGCTGGCGAGTCCTCTAGCTTGGCAGGTTCAAACCTAGAGATTCGTTTCGGTCTTCCTCTGCGACTGTAGCTCGATCGTGCGGCCTTTGATCGCGTCGATGAGGTCATGCGTGTCTGCTGAGATTGACTTGAGTCGCTCATATAATACCTTAGCCTCCGCGTACACTTCTTTACTTTTAATATATTGTTCATCTGCGTGCTTTGCTTCTGATGCGGCAGTTACTGGGTACTTCTCTCGAGCCCTTAAGAATGCCCGCGATTTTTCGGTCTCCATTTCGCGTTCTGCCTTTAATAGGTTACGTAGTGTATCCTCTTTAAACTCGGCGAGGTATCCTTTCATTGCAGAAAGCTTAAGGGCGGTGTAACTAAGTACATCCGCCCCTTGTGCTTTGACCCATTGTGCATCAGAAAACTTTTCGTTGATGAACATAATGTTCTGAATAATTTTCTGGTAATCTATCATCTCAACTAGTAATCAAGGTTTGTAAGGTCTGGAGCACTTTCTCCCGGGTCGTTGGCGACATTGCCCTGAAACCGGGCGAGGTTGTCAAACTTAGCCTCCAATGCCGTTACGCGATCTTCAAGTGCCTTGATCTTTGCGTCATCGGTTGTTGATTGCTGTTGAGGTGCTTGGTGGCCAAACGGCTTCTGCGCCTTCTTAAACTGCGCTTTGCCCCACTGGTTCTTAATCACATCGCCGTACAGGTAGTCGCCTTTATTAACTGCGTTGCCCGGCTTCTTGAGGATCTGCATCCATCCGTCTACTGGCTGGTTCTGAACCTTCACCATGTAAACATGGAACTGATTACCGTTAAATTCTTTAACAGTAATTTGCTTAGTGTCGCGATCCTTTCCTTGAAACGCGTCTGTTACTAGCCAATCTTGTGCCATTTATTTACTCCCTTTCTTTTTAATTGTTGGCTTATCACTAGGCTGAACTACTTCAACCCCCAAGTGATCTAAAATCAATGCGACGTTATCTCGCAGCTCGTCAATCGCTATTGTATGGAGCATCTGAATATCGTCAATGTCTTGCATCCAGTCGCCGATATTATCAAACCCTTTCCGCAAGTTTTTCAACTCTCTTTTATTGGCGTCGATCTGATCCCAAGCATTGTTGTTGGCATCTAGCAACTTGTCTACCGTTTTGTCAGTCGCGCTTAGCTTGGCGTTTAACAGTTTATACTTTCCTAGCATTTAGTCCTCCTTCAATGCTTTAGATATATCAACGACATCGTGCTTGTAATGAACCCATGGCCGCTTGCCTTGTACTAGCCGCTCAGGATCTAGGTGGTGGATTTGTAGCTCCTTCACATTAATACCGTATTGCTTAAGAATGTAGGAGTAAAACGACAGTTGCAGCCAGTATTCGCCGAGCTGGGTATTATCAACATCTTTCTTAAATGGACTGTCTTTTTCTTGGTAGACACGCTTCGTTACCGAGTCATTACTTTTCCAGTCGTGAATGATCACAGTGTTTTTGTCGACTACTTCTAGTAGGTCGATAGCCCCGCAGAAACGCAAACCCTCGTGCCAGATAAACTGCTCTGGTAGATAGTTGCCAGGGCCTAGATCCTCAACTGCGCACTTAACGATATGAGCAAAAAAAAGGTTCTTGCTGAATGCTTTATTGACTCCATCCTTACCCTTAATCTTGTCGCCAACTTTATGGTGGCCGTAGTAAAGCTCAAGCGCTGCGTGTACTGCGGTGCCGTAACCCGTAGCAATATCAGCCTTCATCTCCCAGGTCTTCTCTATATCTTCGCGCTTAACGTCCTTTTCCCGCTCATAGTAATCGAGCACGCGCTCTTTGTCCTCGTCAGTAAATTGCTTGAAAAACTTACGAGGAAATCGACTGCCCGACATGTAATGAGGCAGGTAGATATGACCATTGTCTACACCTACTGTAATCTCCCGCCCGAGCACCTTAGATTTGTATACGGTTGGGTTCTTCAAATTCGTCGTAGAAGGTGTCTGAGAGGCTGCAGGATCGTTCGTAGCGTCAGAGATGGGTTCAGATACCTCTTTCTCGTATTTGAGACAAATATTCATGCCAAGGTTCTTGCCCTTATCTCCGCCGGTCACTTCACTAATCTTTATCTCTACCTCGCGGCCTGCGTCTAAAGCTTCAGCGATGTCTTTGTTCTTGTCTTTGGCAATATACCCAACCGGATACCATTTGCCTTTAATGTCTACGTCCACTGCAACTGCTCGTGGATCGTATTGGTTTTCAGGCTCTCGCCTAACCCGGAGGCTTTCGTTACCTTCCAGGTGCGCAAGAATATCTTGGCGGTTTTCAAACGTTGTGCCAACGATCTTGCTGTGGTAATTTACTTCCTTCATGTTTTCAGTATACACCCTAGCAATATTCTAGTCAATAGTCAGTGTCATGTAATATTTACAACGTGCTATATTGCTAGTGAGGCCTCACTCCTCTCTCTTTCACCCCGCTATTCTTGGCGGGGTTTTTTCCTTGCTCGACTTTTGCAATACCTCGTCAATCATTCGCGCCTCATCTGACATTTGAAAAGCCATTTTATTAGCCCCTTTAATGTAAAGGCCGTCTAAAGAGATAACGCGGCTCAATGCAACATATCCTTGGCCTGGCACAAACGCTTCGGCCAAATCAATCTCCGCGGCGTCTAGTGTCATGCCCTGGCTTTTGTGGACAGTAATAGCGTATGCAAGCCTCAGCGGTATCTGAGTAACCGACCCAAGTGTAACACCTTCATTGCTCACTTCCCATGTATCGGGGTTTACTATAACCTCAACACCGTGAAAGTCTACAACCGGTAAGCCATCCTCTAATGCGATGACTTTGCCGAGTGAACCATTGTGGTACAGCCCTTCGCTATTGTTCTTGGTGGCAATAACAGGTGCGCCGACTTTTAACTCGAGCAGCTCAGGGCTTTGTATTGACCCCTTCAGCCCGTTAACGATATTAATGTCGCCCTTCTCGGTCATCATGTAAAAGATGGAGTCACCTTTAAGTTTACTCAACTGGTGGGCATTCTCGCTATCTACCTTCTTATTAAGGGAGTACAGCCGCGGAACTTGGCTATCAGGCTTAACCATCCTACTTTGGATATAAGCTATATGGCGCTTAAAGAGATTGCCGCCGCGGACTCCCTCAAGTAAGTCACGTAATCGATCATCCTTTTGGCGGTACACCTTAGTGAGGTAACAGCTCCTAATGTCAAGTTCGTTCCAGACTTTACTATTGGTAATAAACTTACCCTCAACTGGTGGCAGTTGGTAAAAGTCTCCGCATAAGATAAGCTGTATACCACCAAATGGTCGGTCGTCGTTGCGTGCCCATCTGAGTACTGTATCTAACATGTCAAATACAAAGTCAGGCATCATACTTACCTCGTCTATTACGAGGGTAGCGGTAGCCTGAAATTCTTTACGTTTTTTCTTGCTAATGGTGAATTGCCAATCATCTGGCAGCTCTTTGCCCAACCCGACGCGAGCCCAGCTATGGAGTGTCTGCCCATTGAGGTGGGAGGCGGCCAGCCCTGTTGTAGCTGTAACCGCCGTCTTCCGCCCCAATAAACGATTACGCTCAATAAACTGTTTAAGCGTGTAGGATTTGCCGACACCGCCCCCTCCCGCGAGCATGGCAGAGTTGCCGCCAAGCATTATCTCTAACGCTTCTTCTTGTTCCATCGTGCGTCCCAACTGCTTTGATGTGACTCTGCAAACTTCCGCTTACGAGCAAGTAGTTTACCAACCTCTCCCGCAATAAGGTCGGTATCAATCCCGTTAAGTGCTGTGTATCGGTTGACGTAAACCTCTACGATATCAGTATCGCCCTTATGGATAGTAAACCACCTGCGGCTGTGGCGAGTAACTGATAAACCAATCTCATCGAGCCGTTCCGCCATCTCGTCGTAATCAGGGTCTGGCTGTACCCGATTGCGGATCGCAGTGGACACGTCGTCGTTAATCACTTCCGCCATCGTAATCCTTTCTCAATGACTCAAGCCATCGCAGTGTTCTCTTAGTTTTTTTTATTTCCTCATCTAGCACGCTCGCAAGCCATTTGTCCTCGTACCCGACAATCTCGACTAGGCCGTCCGCGCTCTCTAGGGAATTTGTCGTTCCCGAGATGAACTGGCTGTAGGCCAATATGTCGACGCTCCGCCCGTTCATCGCAACAACAATAGCGTCAATATCTGCATGATCAAGCACTTGCTCGAGATCGCCATCGCGAAATACTGCGTACCTCATTCTCGCTCCTCGATTGGGGTTAGCGCATAAGGTACGACAATTTCGCCAACTTTGACCGCCTGCTCCCTGCTCGCTCCGTATGTGTCAATTGAGTAAAGCGCCTGAACCTGCTCATCTATAATGGCGACATTGTTGCCATTGAGATCGTCGACGAGAACTTCGTCGCAATCAAACTTGACCCCGAACCCCGCGTCATAGCAAAGTCCTACAAATAAACTAGTATTCATCTTTCACCTCTACAATTTTACCTGCTTAGTAATAGCGCTACGCACGCCGCGTGTGTATCTCTTAGCGTTTACAGTATCGAGCCGGCGGTTGATCGCGTCAATGATAGCTTCACGGTCGCTAATCTCTGCAAGCATCTGATCCTTGTAGTTCTGTAGCTCGCTCTCTGGTAGGCCGTCTACAACCTCTTGCATCTCAAACATTGCAGGCTGGACAGGTTCAGTTTCTGGCGTCTCCCAGTCATGGGGCTCTACCGTATTACCCTTGAAGACATCGCGTGGCAACGCCAGCTGGTCTACCATCATGTCATTACCTTGGCCAATATGTTTCTTATATTCTGTCATACTCTCCTCCGTTTGATGTTTACAATGCCCACGCAAGTGATCACTTAGTGTGTCGAACTGCGCCCATTTATCGTTTGTCTCTTGGTTCAGTTTTGGTGTGTTGTAATTCACTTCTATCCTTTGTCTACTCTTATTAATGTTATTCGCTGTTTCCTTTTATCGTACGACCAGAGCCTCACTTCTATGCCACTCGACTCTACGTCTTTTCTCATTAGCGTAGATGTCCTGTTTCTGTCGTATTCATCAATAGCGTTATCCAGTGATGACCAATCGCTCCAGCTCAGACTTGGTGGTCTATCTGATGCGCACATCTCTGCTTGGTATAGATTGTCTCGGTCCGTCATGATACTCTCCCTAACTCATCTATAATATTTTCCTTTATCATATCAATAGCTGCGTACACGAGTGTAATCCTGTCGTCGTCGATACCGTCCTCGAGAAACGCTCCAACATTTTGTGAAAGGTCATCTAGGTCAATCTTGGCGTTTTCAACTAGCTCTTGTACTTTGTATTTAGTTAGTAACATTTAAATCTCCTCGTAAGCAGCCATCTTCGTTGCTAAGATACCCATGCGCTCACGCGGTGTTAGGCCGCCTCGCATGCCGTACTCTACGTCGCCAGTCATAAGCGCATCGGCTAGGCACTCACCCTTTACTGGACACTCTGCACAAATCTTACGTGCATCATTGTAGTTGTTGTACCCGTTGTACTCATCAGCGTATGCCTTATTCGCTGGGAAGAAAGCCTCCGGATCTGTCTGTGCGCACAGTGCCGAACCTCGCCATTTCTCACTCACTCTTCCATCCTCCTATTGTCATTTCCTGTAATACATTCTTCATAAAGTAGACAGCATTTACAGTTGCCATATCCTTCACGGCGATAACCGACACCATATACTTCGCGGCCTCGTCGAGATTTGCGAATGCCTCTTCCTGTATAAGGGAAACAATCTCATCGGCCTTCATGCCGTTATTGGTTGATTTGTCTAGAATCTCTAGGATTTGTTGCTTCATTGCGCCTCCTCTACGATACATCCATTCTCGAACGTCTCATTGATCACCCCCCTCTATAAAGGGGATATCTACATTGTCAAATAATGCAGCATCCTTGGTGACATTTGTTAACGTCAGTTCTTCGCTGTATATGTCAAAACTGCTTACCCAGTATTGAATGCCGGGAGTGTTGAGTCTCGCTGTATATGTTTTAACCATTTTTTATCGCCCCATCTCGCCCGCTAAAGGCAGTTAAGCAATCTTTCTCTTTGCGTTCAGCAAATGCGCGCAATTCTTTTAATGCTTCATTAATATGGAAGTTTACCGCTTGCATCGCTTTCGAGTCCCAATTAACCCGGTAAATAGCAGCCGCTGCATCCATTAATAGATCGGCCACCTCTTTAAGGTTCGGCGCTTCCTTGCCGCCGCTGTTTTCTGGTTTATACATATCTATTCTGGCCATTCCCCTATATTGCTCCTAATCTCTCTCATGTTTTCTAATATTTCAATTGATTTAGCCGCCAGCTTAATGCCCTCTAATGAGTCAACTAAGACTTGAGTGACATCGCCGGCGTCGAACTTTTCTGCCCGTTTAATCAAGTCGCCAACTTGGCGCTCTATTTCATCCATTTAATCTCCTCTCTTTTAAGTTGATAATTGCCGAGTTGTTAAGCTGCTATAGCTTCTGTTCTATCTACTAATCATTATACTCCAAGTAATGGATAAATACAAGACTTTTAATGGAAGAAATTAAAGAAACCCGCCGACTCTTTAGTTGATAGAATCCGCGGGCTTGTTAGTAATCTATTTATTAGTTTATTAATACTTAGTTACCTTAATTGTTATTAGAATAACATTAAGTGTTATAACCTTTGGATCACTCGCCGTTCTCCAAAGGGCTACAACAACTAATGGTATCTCCTACACGTCAATACCATTACTTGTCTTCGCCGCTGTTGCTCAAGAACAAGTTACAGTTCATTCGTCGGCCACTCTGTGTCCTTACTCACTTACTTACTTGTCTTTCGCTGCGCTTTTCTCTGCGTCGCCTCTCTCCCTTACGTTCGGCTCCTTGTTCAAAGCTGGTCGCTTACTCCGTAAGCTCCTATATGTATTTATTGTACCACACGTATCTCGATTTTTGATGTATTTTTTACATCAACCTGTGGAAAACTCGCCATTTAACAGGGGTAGAAAAATCTCAAAAAAGTCTCCAAAAACTCTTGACAACTTTTTACCATAAGCACTAAAAAAGCTAGTTATACCATAACGTGTCAAGTATAAGCGGTATAAAGATATCAAAAAAGCCCCCAAGCGGCGGAAGCTTAGGGGCGCAGAAACACTGCTACAGTACTACTCAGTAGAGTGAAAACTCTGCAATCAAACTAAGTAGCTGCATCTTTATTATAACTTATGCGTCTATCTTTGTGACGCTAACGGCTCTTCTTTGCGTCGCACTCGAGCCAACTCATACCGTCTTTGGTGTATGTATCACATTTATCCTGCTTATACTCAGCGATGCCCTGTGCCTTAACCGAGTTAATAAAGCCCTGGTACTTAAGTGTGCCAACAACCCCGAGGATAACTAGCAATACTCCGGCGAGCCCTGCGGCTACCATTTTAGCTGTGTTTTTGTTAACTGTTACTTTCTTACTCATATCCCACTCTCTATTTTATCGTTATTGCCCCTTCAGAGGCTCTGTAATCGTTTTTAATATTAAATAGGTATAATTACCCATCTTTAGTTTTTATTCTCATCTAGGGGCTTTAAATCGTTCATGCTTATCAGCATTCAACGCGCCCGCTAAGCGGCCTCTGCTTCGCTTATCTCATTAATCCAGATAAACCCAACGCCCATGTCATGGCTGTAGTAGAACCGCTGGGTGTTATCGAGCTTAACCTTAACAGTCTTGCCCCATTTAACCGGGCCGGGCGTCTCTACTCGCTTCATTGGGTGCAGTGCGTGGATCTGCTTAGACACCTCACGCCAGTGGTTATATTTCTCCTCTAGGGCGATTGTCATATCAGGATCGTAAATATCCCGGTCTACCTCACGCTCAATCTCGTCTAGATAGGCCATTAGTTCGCTATCCGTCATTCCTCATTCTCCTTTTCTTTTGCCAGTAAAGACTTGCCCAGTACTGGCGGTTATTTGATTTAACAGTAGGCTTAAGCTTTTTAGCCTTATTAGTAATTGCCTCCACATAGCCCGGGAGTTTTCTATCCTCCTCGGAGACGATAAAGCTAACTACTTTCTGCCCGTCCGCCTCTAACACCTTCGGCGGAGATACTAGATTTTCTAATCCGGCAATCTCTCCGAATAGTGTTAGCTGCCCATCAGCTAGCTTGGCCAGGTTTCTTAAGAGCCATTGGCATGACTATGTAAATGCCGCGCTCACTCTTAAACATCATTGGTTTTGTCTCCCCGTAAAGGTTGACAGTTAGGTTATCCTCGCCGTTAAGGTCTTGTATTGTCTTGAAGAAATCAGCATTGAACCTCATTCTTGCCTGTCCTGTCGGTTCACCCTCCAAGTAAGGAGTAATAAGGCTCATGTAATCTGGAAACTTAGTAGTAACATTTCGCCCGTTGTCCATGATTTCGGCCACCTCATTAGCCCCGAATAAGTCAGATACCCTACTTGTCATTGCTTTATGGGAGGCTTCTAGGTCAATCCGCGCAATTTGACGGCCAACCCATTCATCTAAGCCATCGACAAACACCGCGGCGAGCATTACCCCGTTGGTGCCCACTAAACAGGTTTTACCCTTAATCCTATCTACTAAGATGTTGGTAAGTGCCGGGCGGTCTTTACCCTTATATACAACCTTTAAGAATGCTCCTAATTGCTTTTTATTCACAATACCTCCATTACTAGTAAAATAACCATTACTGTTGCCCAAGTAATCGTTGCATAGGCGAGAAAGTGCCAAAAGATTACCCCGGCTAGTGCTAATGCCCCACCAATCACCGGCACTTTATATAGTTTCTCAAGTGTCCAGTTGACAAAATCGGCGAAGTCTTCAATAAATTTAGGTGATCCGCTATAAGGTAACATTATTTGCACTCCCCAAGCTCATTCTCGCCGCTCTGACAAGGTTGCCAAGTGTCAATCTCCTCTTGGCACGTAATCTCACCGTTATCGCCAACTTTGCAGTAAGTGTTTGGCTCGTGGTGGTATACGTCGACCCTTGCCTGTTTAAGTGTTCGCTCCTCCTGTACGTGTTGAGGTGGGTTGTCTACTGGCTGCGCGGCTGCTCGGCCGATCTGCCTGGCTGCCTGAGCTACTACTAAGATAAGTAGCGTTACTGCAATATACTTGAGTACTGTCTTTACCTTCTTCATCACCTTTATCCTTTATAGTTTTACTTTGTTAATCTCGCATACTAATGCGATATATTCACTGACGGTTAGCTTTTTCATCTTCGTAGTCCTCTTTAAGTTGCTTCATCTGCTCATCGACAAAGTCCATGATGTCGCTCAGCTCGATCTCCTCTAAGATAGTTTGTACACCAAACTCGGCTACCACCTGGGCTGGATCAACCCCGCTAAGTACTACTGATTGATCTTTAGTGTCGACCTCCACCCTATCGGCGTAGATCTGGATAAAGTTAAACTTGTTCATCTTATTTCTCCTATTACTTTTAATTTGCAAGTTAGTTATTATTTAGATTACAGAGTAATCCCGACGCTCCATGTCCTTCAATACTTTGCGGCGCTCCCACCAGATGTTAAATGCTTCAATTAGGTTGTTCTTAATGTTCTTAATCATTGTTATTTCCTTTCATTTAATCGTTTGTCGTCCGAGTTGTTAAGGTTTCGTTTCGTTTCGGCGGCTGCCGTTCGTTTAACTGTCCTCATTGTAGCGCAAATATTTTGAATGTCAACAACTTTTTGAAAGATTTTTAGACTTTTTTATTCCGAGTAAGAAGATGAAGGCTTAGTGTTGCATCTATATTTCAGGTGTGATATACTGATAGTAAGAGTTATATGTAGTCTCTTTAAATAAAACTACATTGTACCTTTCATTATTTTTAGAGCCGGGGATTACAAGTAGCTACAGCAGCAAAGCCTCGGACTGGCGGATAATCTCAGGCTGAGTGCAATCATCCAGCCTTAATTGACCATATAAGAGCCAAACACCTTGTTAGGTTAATAGGAAAACTCTTGGTAATAGATTAAAGTTAGCCACTCTATAATGTCGTTGTTTATGCCAAAGGGCAACGTGTCTTTCTCAATTTCTCACGACCCTGCAAAATGGTGGTATCTGGTCACTCAGGTGCTATGGTGTAAATAACTGCCGCGCTTTGTGGAATATCGGGCAACTGATAAACCGGGAATCGCGGGGAGTGCAATAGACAACGCCATCTAAGTGGGGACGTACATAAATTGAGATTGGAGGCGTGTACGGCAAAAAGTCCGGAAGTACCTCAAAAGGGTAGCCGCGGACTACTTAGGTGATACGTTGAGGAGATTATTCTTAAACAGGTGGCCAGCGCAGGTAAGTGCGATACAGTTACTAACAGGTAACTAATAATGAACCCTATCCCAGTTCTTATAAGAAAAGCGCGGGAGTTTAGGTATAACATTAAACTAAGCTGTACAACTAGTGTTTAGCTGTGTGACTGATAAGCTAGAAGTTGGCGGGTGTTTAGTGGTTAAGAGTTGTTACCTAACCTCGCTGCTAGTAGAACCAGGGGTAGAGGCCTCCTTCATGCCCAAAATAATGTAAATCATTTACAATAAGCAATTATTCATTAAAACTATTGACAAAGCCGCGGCATTTCTTTAAACTCAAACTATGAGCGATGATTTAACTGAACTATATATAAAACAACAACTAGCTAAAGAGGGTATACATTATTCTTTGCCAGGAGAAATACGAGCAAGGGCATTAGAGCTGTACGAGATAACCCAACAACCAGGCAATACTATACTAGTAGAAGAAACCGCTGAATAACTCGGCGGCTTTTTTATTTCTCTAAACGCTCCACTCAACCTACACTACCGCCACTAAACATATAATGCCCCATAAGGCCACTGAGAGCCTCTACAATCGCTCCAAATAAAAAAGATGCTCGCTAGTGCTCGGCGCACATAAATGATCGCAGTCACAACGTTTAAAGCGCCCATGCTTAATGGACGCTACAAACAGGCCGGCGAGTCCTCTTAATGCTTACAGGCCCATCTCCTCATAAGCCTCTTTAATAAAACCACTAAGGTCATGAGTCTCCCACCATCGGCTTAATGTGCCAAATGCTTCGTTTTCCTTAGTGTCTACTATATCAATAAGCTTCTCAGTAACCTTATAAATCTCACTCTCTGGGTTCTCCAAACCAGCTAACACCTTAGTCCAGCCAATCTTTTCAGCGCGCTCAGTAAGGTAAGGCTTAACAATCTCGCGGTGGTTCGACACCCAAAAGCCGCGGGTATCTTTTGATGCTTCAATTGTCTGCCCAAATGAGTATACTTGCTTAGTCATTGTTATATCTCCTTTATTTGCTTAACTACCCACATAGTAACAAACAAATACACCCAAGTCAACACTTAAAATGCATAAAATCACCGCTTCGTGCATATCACTTGCATAATACAAGTAATAATACCTATAAAAAGCCCCAACCCATAACAACAACCACATACAAAAACCGCGGCGATTCCTTTTAATGTGACATAAATGCTTATAATTATATACAAACACCCATAATTGCCCATAGGATAGCCCATTAACGCTGGATATTGCTCCCAACCAAGCGCGCGGGCCTCTCTTTTAATGCTTCCTTAATTGGAATTTTTTATCACTTATACAGATAATATAGTAGATATATGCATAGGGAATAACGCAAAAGTCTTGCACAACGCTTAATATCTCGCAAAACACAGTAAAACTAACGTATAATATGCCATTTTACCGCAAAATCTAGTGTTTTCGCATACTTTTGGGCTATTTACCATCTGTAATTATGGGTTTATCGCCACGTTTGATATAGCCTGAGACCATAAATAATCGGCCAACAGACTCGTTCCGCACCACAACATATATACCTTACACCCAAAAAACGCCCTCAATATACCATATTTGATATATTTTCACCCACTCCAGAGACAAAATGCAACGAAAATGCCGGGGAAATGAAAATCACCCCTCAAATCTTATATCATATATGATATATTTATCTCATATTATGTTCGCTAGCGCTCAACGCATATGCTTCGCCGTGCTCGCATAAGCTATATATTTACCCAAAACCCCCATTCTCCTATATATAATGTATCTATAGCCCACAAAACCCGGCGCGCGTTCCCTTTTAGTGCCCATTGCATTTACTTATATATATTATATAGAATATCCCTCCATTATATTTTGCGAAGTAACACCGAACAAGCCTAGCGCCCCGCACAATCAACGGGACCACCCCACACGGATAAAACAACCTCAAATGGCATAACGCCCAATGTAGCGCCCTCTAAACGGGAACTGCGGCTGCGCATAACAAACCGCGGCGCTTCTCCCTTACAGGCCCCATTATTTTACGAAGTAAGCATTTCACCCCATTTTGATACAAAACTACTATATATAAATACAAACGAATACACGCCATCCTACACGTTATCTACCCAGCCAACAGATACCACTACTATATATATAAGGGCGAGAAAGGGGGGCTTATACTTCGTGAAATGGGTATTGTGCGAAGTTAAAACAACCACTATTTGGGCGTATCTTTTGCGAACCATATATAACACATACTTACCATATGTCAAGCGTTGGTTGATGATTTATTTTTTGTGGGTAATTATTTTGTTGGGGAGAGTGAGTATAGATTAGCTGGCAGGTGGGGTGGGGGAGGCCACTCCCATCAACATTACATACTCTATTACGGGTGAATGAATGATGCTCTGCTCAAATTTATACGCTACAAAAATCCCAAACGTATATACCTCGGGTGGGGTACGTCTCGCTGTGCTCGTATAAGCTAAAGCTTATGGAGGCTACCCCCAAATTACTATCCCCAACAAAAATCAAAAGTATATACTTCTCTAGAAAGGAGGCATAATGGCCGAAGAAAAAACAACAAAGAGACCTAAAGAATATTGGAGAGAAAGAAAGTTAGCCCAACGCGAGGGTAAAACTACACGTATGAAGAGAAAGGATGGTGTAAGCATCCGTAAACGCAATAAGGGGAAGGTTGCTAGTCAATGGACTCAAACTGAGCAACAGGAGCAATGGCTCAACTACTATATGGATCCTAAGTCGCCGAGTTATGCAAACGCCTACGCTAGTGCTATACGTGCCGGCTATAGTAGGTGGGCTGCTCAAAAGATGGAGACGAAGGATTGCCAGAAGTGGGTCGCCGAGGCTAAGAATATGATGCGCCTTACCCCCGAACACCTTAAGCAGCAACTACAAATGATTGTTGTAAATGACATATCAAAAGACGCCGATAAGATTAGCGCTATTAAGTTACTTGGTAAGGAGCATAATATGTTTGTTGATAAACAGGTTACTGCCCATATAGGGATTGAAGAAGCGCTTAAAGAATTGGATAGTATGTGATGCAGCAAAAGAAACCGGCGAATCGTAAGCTTATCTATATCTGGGATGAGAACCTGGCCTACTTTAATAGCTTGCCTAATAAGTCAGCAGTGATTAATCTACTACTCAAGAAGGCTCGCGCCGATGGATGACCTGAAGCTTACTCGTCAACAACTAGAGAAAATTAAACTCATTAAACAGGACTTCTATAAGTTCTCTAAGATGAACTTGTATATTAAGGATAAGTTCGCTAATATCGTGCCATTTGTCCCCAATGAACCCCAGCGGGCTCTTATAGACTATGTATTGCTTTGCATTAAAGAGAAGCGCCCAGTAAAGGTTATCATCTTAAAGGCTCGCCAGATGGGCTTTAGTACGGCCGTAGAGGCTCTTTGTTACTGGTGGACATCTACGAACTTTAACATTAATAGTGTTATTATCGGTAATGACGAGAAGTCTTCTCTTAACCTTTATAGGATGTTTCGTCGTTATTTTGACAACACTAATATCTTATTTAAACCAAGTGTTCGTTACAACACTAAGAGTGACTTAACGTTTGAAAAGTTCGATGAGACAGGTAAACAGATAGGTTTGGGTTCAGCTATTAAGATTGAAACCGCCAAGAACAAATCCGCGGGACGTTCAGATACTGTCAACTTCCTGCACGCTAGTGAGTTGGGCGCTTGGGAGAATGGAGAAGACTTAGTTGCCTCTCTTATGCAGACAGTACCAGATGCCGAGGTGATGGAGAAGCCTTCAATGGTGTTTCTGGAGTCTACTGCAGAAGGCCGCGGGAACTACTTCCACAAAGAGTATGTCGCAGCGGTTAATAAAAAGAATAACTACCAACCCTTATTTGCCCCTTGGTGGATTCTTGACACTTACGAGCGTGACGCTACGTTTGAGGATTTGGGCCAATTAAACGATTACGAATCATTCTTAGTTGAGCTGATGCAAAAAGGCCACACAACGCTTGGCCATAAGTTTACCGTTAGTGAGGAGTCTATTCCTAGAAAGCTTGCCTACTACCGGCGTAAAGCTAAAGACTTCGCGGCGACTCCTGAACGTCTACCCCAGGAGTACCCCTCGACATGGGAAGAAAGCTTCATCGCAAGTGGTAAGAACGTATTCAACCCATTAGCCTTACAGGAGATGGAGAAGGATGCAACCCCATTAGAGGATGTCGACTATTACAAGATTACTCCATTAGAGGATCGCCCTTATGAGGAATTTGAGCTAGAGCAAATACCGTTTGAACCTAACGAGTCACCTGATGACTTTACTTATAAAGCACCACTCAAGATCTGGGAGAAGCCAAAGCCTTATAAGGAATACGTTATTGGTGCTGACGTCGCAGAAGGACTCAAGGGCGGCGACTTTAGCGTTGCTACTGTTGTAGACATCTCAACAATGGCAGTAGTAGCTAGATGGAGAGGCCATTGTGACCCCGACAAATTCGGCGAGATCTTAGGTGCTCTTGGTACGTACTACAATTATGCCCTTATAGGCGTAGAGGTAAACAACCATGGTCTTACTGCAGTGCAGAAACTAAGAGATACCTTCTACACGAACCTGTATAAGCGTGATAGAGGCTATGACGAGGAGTGGGAGACACCTACCGTAAACCTTGGCTGGAAGACTGATATGCGAACTAAACGCTTAATGATTGATGACCTTATAAAGCTAGTCCGCGAGCGCGTGATTAAAGATAAGGACATTGTATTCATTAATGAGGCATTCAGCTACGTGCGTGATGAACGTGGTAGAATGAACGCAGAGGAAGGCTCTCATGACGACGCGGTGATGAGTACAGCTATTGCTTACCAGCTATTCCCTTGGGGTGATAACGATATATCAAACTTAAAGGTAGTTTCTACCGCAAAGATGCATAAAATAACCAATGGATGATAAAACACTACTAGAGGTAACTAAGCGCTTTAAAAAGGCGCGGATGTATACCGAATCCCACTACAAGAAGACTTGGGCGAATGCGTTTAAGTCTTACAACGGCATTAGAACAATCCGCGGATATGCAGGACAAGCTGATGAGTTTGTTCCTGAAACCTTCTCAATCGTAGAAGCCCTCGTGTCCTCATATGTTAAAACAAAGCCGCGGTTTAAGTATTGGCCATTACATGAAGAGCAAGAGCAAAGCGTAGAGGCTTTAAATGGGCTGGTCAACTATTACTGGTCTATTAATAACATGACCGATAAGATGATTAGCTGGATTAAGGACATGGCCCTATACGGCACGGGTGTTTTGGCCTTTAGTTGGCTCAAAGATCGCCCGCTTATCCAGAATATCCCCTTAAACGACTTCTTTGTCGACCCAGCTGCGCGCCATATCAACAATCCAGATGAGCCAGGTTACCCTCGTTACGCAGGATACCGCTACCTTACAAGCCTTGAACAGCTCAAATCTCAAATGGAGGTAGACGTAGAGACCGGTAGGGTTGAGAACAAGTACAAAAATCTCGACAAAGTAGTCTCTGGAACTGACAGCGAGGAGATGGACAAAGACATTAAAGAGATGTTGATCGGCTCTACGTACGGGAAGGACGCCATTAGTGAGCAGGTTGAGGTTATCGACTACTGGACTGAGAAGAAACACGTTATGATCGCTAACCGTAGTGTTGTTATCTTAGAAGAGGACAACCCCTACGCCCGAAAAGAGTCAACAAAAGAGCTGCCGATGGATCTAGACGGCGAGATTATCCCAATGAAGGTGAAAATCCCCGCCATTAAGGGCTTTCTACCATTCGCAGTAGCCCGCAACTACGTTGATACGAGCCTATTCTACGGTAAAGGTATCGCCGAGGTTATTCTCAAGACTCAGGAGCTATTAAACGATACAGCGAGCCAGAAACGCGACAATATTGCTTACGTGTTGAACAATATGTGGCAAATTGAGCCCCGATATCAACACCTAGCTGAACGTATCCAGTCCGCACCTGGCGCTATATTCCCGATCCCTAAGGGTGCACTCACCCCAATTGAGAAGAACGACATTAGCCCAGCCGCTGACGCCGAGATTAGCCGCCTTACTCAGCAAATGCGTACTGCAGTAGCCGCGGATGCAGCCGTCCAGGGTATTAGCCAACGCTATAGCCGTACAACCGCTACTGAGATTTCGAACCAGATGGAGCAATCAGACGCTCGTACAAACGTTAAGATGCAGTCCCTCGAGGATGGCGGCCTCTCTCAAGTTGGCTCAATCCTGTTTAAGATGATCCAGCTATTCGTTAAAGAGGAAACTCCGGTACGAATGACTGACCACAACCAGATTACTTGGCAAGTATACAGCCCAGATGTCTACTTCGGTGAATATCAGCCAAAGGTCGTACTTGAAAGTACCGCAGATGCTGAGATTGCAATGCTTAGCCAGGCAATGCAGACAGCTGCTCAGTTTAGTCTCCAGAATCCGCTCGTTAACCAGGAAGCGTTCCTGCGCAATATGTACAAGACTCTCTTTAGTAAGTACATGACTGAGGACGACATTAATGAGATGCTTACTGTGCCACAACCAATGATGGGCCCAGATGGCCAACCAGTTGATCCAAGCCTCGTACAAAGCGGTGCATCCCTCGCCCCAGGTGCTGAGGAATACCTACTCGGAGCCGGCGGAACGTCGCAGGGTGGAGGCGACTCCTTTAATAAGCGAACCCAAACCGGCAACCAAGGCGGCGGCGGAGCTAATAGTAACGATAACAACATTAGAAGGGTACGAAGCGAACAGGCATCAACCCGATTGAGGTAGCAAATGGAA